TCTCACGGGCTAATTCAATTAGTTGGTCAATGGCGGACATCCAATCACCGGCACCACCAAATAACAGTACATTTAACATGCGCTTGCGGGGGCGTTGGTCTATGTACAACACCAGGGAACCGGCTATGTTACCCAACTGGTCACGTAATATCCATAGCTGCACCTGACCCCGCAACACCGCTAGCGCCACATCTGGCAACTGCCACTCGTCGGTATGTGCCAACGCAGCGGTAAGGAATGGTTCGCATGCCGCCCAATCGCCAACTGCTGCCGGGATTAACTTCATAACTTCACCCATGCGGTACCGTTGTAGATGTAAACACCCTTGCCAGAACCTGGGTTCCATTCGGTGCCGTCGGCATACCGCAGCATACCCTCGGTAACGGACGTTGGGGGTTTGGTGGTCACCGGCATGTCGTAAACCCCAGAGAATGCAGCACGGATACCGTTGAATTCACGTATCAGCCACTCAACTAGTTGCTGACTCCCTGACGGTGCGGTTGGAGCCGGACTAGGGATATAATCGCGACGTTTCATCGTTCACCCGCCCCTTCCCAGTCAACAGTAATTGAACCTAGTTTCCAATGCTCTGGGGAGTCGCACTCGACCCTAAGGCACAGGAATCTACCACTCAACCGTACGGGCAGATTCTCGGTTACCCCTGGCGTTACCTCCCACGGCTGGCCCCACATGGGAGAATCATCAACGGCCATCTGGGACCCAACGGTCATCGTTATTTTACCAGATCCGCGAAGCTCTGGCCAGATCTCCCTGACCATGAATATACCGTCAGCGCCCTCTATCGGGATTCCGGTACGCTCCGCTATGCCGCTTTTGGGGGAACCGTCGGAATTAACCGACGAATTGGTGAGTACAGACACCCACCATAATGTGTCTTCTGGATTTGATTCATATACAATTATTTCTCGGACAGACGGGTTTCTTACGCCGGTGTTCCAGGAACCGTCATCTTGCTGGTCCCACGATACGCCAGGAGCAAAATATGGGGTCAACCCGCCAGATACTGCGGGACCAACCAACTCATCCCACGTCGGGATGTTAGCGGACGATGATACGAATGCTTGGTCGAACCCGTACGAATTGTTTAGCCTGCGCTGGGACCAGGTGTTGTCATTCCAGTCATACACCAATGCCATAGATAATAGGTCATATCCAGGCTGGACCCCGGCCAGTACCAATGCGCCAGAATCGGTGTGGACAAACACCTCGGACAATTCCCAATGGGATGGAGACACGGAATTGACCAGGGCTGCGTTGACCCGCCCTTTCGTCAGTGATACGTTTTGGTTACCGTCGAACAGCAACAAATCGGCCTGGGTGAATACCGCCAGACCGCCCCGCATCTCGGCAAACCCCTTCTTGATCTTGGTGCCAACACTGGACCCTTTCAACCTGGACAACTGCATCACATACTGGCCGCCAATATGGTTCATGGCGTAAATGGAGTCTTCCTTGATGATGTACAAGGAATCACGAACAATAGCGCCGCCAACGATAGCCCCGGACGTTTCTCCGATAAGGTCCGCCCCGGCATCGTTAGATACGGCCGCCACCCATTCGGTAGGCAATTCGCCCTCTGCCGCTGACGAGGACCACCGCACCTTATGCGGGTATTCAACACCGCCCTCCAGCATTCCAAGGGCCACCAAATTATAGCGGTATGCCCGCATGTCGGAACATGTCCAACCAGAATCCCAGCCAGGTAATGGCTTCAAAATGTTACCGGGAGGAGTGGCGTTACTATCCCAATAGAATGGCCCGTCGGTGGTAGAGTTTACAACCAGTATACCGTTCAAATCGGTGAAGCTGACCACCCCATTACTCAATGACCCCTCAGTAGGGGTTATGTCGGTAGCTGTCCCTTCAACGGTATGTGCTATAACACTTTCCCCGTCCGACACAATTATAAATTGAGCGCCGCTGGGCGATTGCACAAAGGTGGTGTGATACAACGGGCGGACAGTTGTGTTAAATAATTTAGTCTCGCCAGCTACAGACCGTATAGAACCATCGGTGGCCCTAATGTCGATTAACGTGGTCCAGACATTTGGCGGCAATGTTGACGGGGCCAGGTCGGTGTTCAGACCCACGGCGCCCAAGTCATCAATACGTGTTCTTGTCATGGCTAGGTCAACTCCGCAGTGGCTTTTACGGCGGACACAGAAGCAAGATTAGTTACAGTGGCCCACGCGGTTTCGGCCCATACCAAACTAGTTGTGGTGTGCCCTACGTAACCGGCAGTGAAATTATTAGTTGTCTGGGTAGTGGTTGGTGCTATTCTCATGACCACCGGGAGATCCTTTACAACACCTCTGGTACCTTGATCTGTGGTGAAATTTATTTGGGTGATTTTACCATATATAGTTTCTGGAAATTCCTGGTAATACCGTTGGCACCTGGCAAGGGTATCTGCAACATGTTCGTGCTCAAAGTCACTGGCCTCTTCGCCTATTTCCAACTGGACCTGCCCAAATTCCATTGTGGCAGTACCGGTGCCCATCATGTATAATTGAATCTGGAGCCCAAATCTGGCCTGGGACGTAACTTCAAATGTCCACGAATACTTAACCCACGATGACGTTAGTGTTTTACCAACACTATCCTCGTATATGGTATTTGTGGTTCCAAAATTATCATAAGTGCCTGCAGTGGCTACCTGTGTTGATAACTTAAGAGATCCTGATACTAATTTGGCATAACACGACAAAGTAACCGTTTTAAAACGCAACTTTGCCGAATCAATTGACTCTAGGCGTGTTGCTATTTTTGCCCAGGAAGCACCAGACGACACCAACCGTAAACTGTAATAGCTACCAGTAAGTTCGCCATCAACAGCTCGGCGGGTAACAGATGTATTGGTTACAGTGTATAACCACCGGTCAGCAGAGAATGATGTCAAAGAAGGGGTGGTAAAATTAGAACCACGCTGCCATATGTCAAAGTTACCATTTATTATGAAGTTTTTGCGTGGTCTAGACTCTAACACTGCTAAATCATACGTTAACCCAGTAATAGCACTTTGCGGGTGCGAATCGTCGGCATTACGGTCAGTAATGCTAGCATGGGAATGAGTATGACCAGTCTGGGAGTAACGAGCGTCACCCCTAGATTGGTTATAATATTGAGTGTGGTCGTCGTCAGCAAGGCCGGTTAAAGCACCGTGGTCATGGTTATGACTGGTTTGGGAGTAACGAGCATCGCCCCTTGTCTGGTTATAGTATTGGGTGTGGTCGTCGTCAGCGAGACCAGTTAAGGCGCCGTGGTCGTGCTCATGGGCCAATTGGGAGTAACGAGCATCGCCTCGAGTATCGTTGTGGTATTGGGTGTGATCGTCGTCAGCAAGGCCAGTTAAGGCGCCGTGGTCGGTTACGCCACCACCACCCCCGGTAGGCGACAATTCCCAAGCAGCATTCCTTCTGGCGTAGTAATTATCATCAATTGGGGCTTCGCCAATATATTCCGAGTGACCATGGCCCAACTGGGAATAGCGGGCGTCGCCTCTTGTTTGATTATAATATTGGGTGTGATCGTCGTCAGCGAGACCAGTTAAAGTGCCGTGGTCATGACCATGGGACAACTGGGAGTAACGAGCATCGCCTCTTGTTTGATTATAATATTGGGTGTGATCGTCGTCAGCGAGACCGGTTAAAGCGCCGTGGTCGGTTACGCCACCGCCCCCAATTGTTTCTAGCGCCCAAGCAGCGTTCTTCCTTACATAGGAATTCCCGTCAACGGGAGCGTCGCCGATGTATTCCGAGTGATCGTGCCCTAGTTGGGAATAGCGGGCGTCACCTCGAGTATCGTTGTGGTACTGGGTGTGATCATCGTCAGCGAGACCATCCAACTGCCCGTGGTCATGATTATGACCCAACTGGGAATAATGGGCGTCACCTATTATGACTACTTCTTCCCCGTTAACCGCCCCTATGTTGGTGCGCGCCTCGTCTGGCGTTTTTGGCTCCAATAGCGCGTCAAACACTGCGTCATCGACGGTGTTCAACCAATCGGAGCATATCGGGGTTTCGTAATCTTTAAATTTGTCGGCCATATTAGTTCTCGCAGATTGGCGCCGAACCACACGTTGATTGGTCCCACGGGATCGACGGCAACGCCCCGGCAACTACACAGGCAATCGCATAGCAGGCAATCGCGCTACAGGCAACTGACGTGGTACTGACCTTGCCGGCCCACTCAACACCGCTACAACCGGACTTGTCCCATGCCGGGGTTTCGGCACTGGCTTGCTCCCAATCCCCGCTATTCTGGCTGGATTGCCAACCAGGGTCGCCGGTGGGGGTTACGGTCCAGCAAGTCATCTGACTAACGGCAATGTTTGGATATTCTGGTTCCAACCCTGGGCCTGGAGACCGTCAAGACGCCGTAAATACTCGCCGGCCCATTGGGCAAGGCGTTTGTCGTCTTTCAAGTACACGGAGGATTCCTTCAGGCACGCATACAAGTACAGGTCGGGGAAATAGACCGACACCCAGTTGGTGCTTTCCGTCGTAGCCAACGGGGATAGGAATGCCGAATACACCAGGTAATAGGTGGTGTCAATAGACGGAGCGGGGATTAGCTCCAGGCAATCGCCAACTGCGATAAACGCATTGCCGTTGTCGATGGCGTCGGAGCGGGAGGCTGGCGAATACTGGTCCACCAACTTGGTGTCGGTGCGTAACGTGATTATCCGGCCAACATCGGTCGGCAACGGCAATATAGAATTGCCGGCCGTCTGGGTGAACGACGCCCTACGAATATTGCGTGGGTGGTCGACTAGACCGGCGTTTAGCTCGCCCTCAGCAATCGCTATGAGCAATGATACCTGCTCGTCCAATAAGTTGGGACGATTCAAGTAGTCCTTTAACGCCGTCGTTAATTCTGCTTTGTTCATGCTGTGCCCCGAGCAGTATGCGGCCCAATGACGCGTTGTCGTTTATCATCTCGTTACGGAATGACTCCACCGCTGCTCCGGTACTACGCTGTTGCTGGGTGTTTTCCATCAGCAGCACCGGCAGCCAGGCAATGGCACAGTCATGTCTGTCAACTTCCTGGCCCGTTTGTGGGTGGTACCCGCGAATATGCGTGTACCACATGCACGAATCGCAGTCATGGCCAAGAGGGCAGGATTTCACGACTTTTGACATACGATAACATCCATATAACGCGGGGTCCAGTTGGAGGACGACCCGTTGGTGTTGGTGGAAAAAGCCGCAATGGTATGGGTGTGGAAGTTGCTGCCGTTACCGGAATTCAGGTTAATGTAGTGCTGGTGGTCACTAGAGGGGTCGCCGGTGGTGAATGTATGGGTGTGCGCTCCGGCATAACTCAGATTTGCTACATTTGAGCCGGCCAGAGCAGCATTACCACCGGCCCCGGCCCCGTCTATGTTTCCGGTGTTATATAGCGAATGAGTGTGGTCGCCATTAGAAGAAACAGTACCGGAATGGGTGTGCTTAACATTGTTGGCATTCGAATACCCTTGCACGTTGTGCTGGTGGGGTTCCCTATCATTTCCGGTATTTCGTTCAGCAATAGCATGCAGGTGGGACGGGACTTTATCGTTTAGGATGGGGTCGTGCGTTCCACCATAACCAGCGCCGTCGTCTGTTGACGGAACTACCCGCAATGCTCGGGTGTCCGTAATGCCGGAGAATCGGACCCAGCCTGCCGGCGCCGCTATCATGTAAAATATCATGCGGGCGCCAGCGGGAACACTGCCCTGGTTTAAATCACCGTGGCTGCGGGTCATGGCCCCGGCAATGTTCGGGAACGATTTCTTCAGGACGTTTTTGATGCCCCGCAAATGG